ACTAAATCCTTTTCCATTTCTTCTAGTTCTTCTACACCACCGTGCATTTCAAACTCAAACATAGGGAAGATTACTTCATGTCTACCTTCAACTGGGTTTGGTTCTTGTCTGTATGAAGTGGATAAGCAAAAGAAACCAGGTACGTCTGGATTCTTAAGTAGTTCATATTCTAACCACATCTGTCCTGTCTGTGGTAACGGCCATACTTCACCGTTGTATTCATAAGTTGCTACTGTTTCTGGATCTTCACAAGCAGCAAGAATACTTAAACGGTTCTGAGTATGTACCTCAAGGAAACCTCTAGACAAAAAAAATGACCTCAATAGGTCAAGCGTCTTTGTATATTTTTTTGGGTCAATGAGCGCAGTCATTATTTTAAGCTAAACTAATATATTTAGACAAAAAAAAGACTCCCCCGAAGGGAAGTCTTGAATAAAGGATATATCTCCTTTCTTCTTACATAAGGTTAGTAACTTTAACTCTTCTGTAATAACGGTTAGCGTTCTGTGTAAGAGCACCAAGTCCTTGAGTAGCACCTTCAGCAAATGGGTTGGCAACCATACCATATCTGGTCTTGAAGCCGATCTTAGGCTGGAAGGAGTTCTCCCCAACGGCACGAACCATCTGTAGTGGAACGTATGGGCAATAGAACAGTCCTGCATCGTAAGGTGAAGAACCTTTGTATCCTACAACGTAGAAGTGGTTCGCCTCACCACCACCTGAAGCAGCATAAGGATCGATGTATACACGATACTTACCATTGATTGTACCAGCAAATGTATTACCAGTGTCATCAACGTTCAAGTTAGCGTTAAGAGCAGGTGTGTAGTCTAGTACACCAGCCATTGTTAGTGCAGAAGCAACGTCAGCAGAAGTAACGATGATGTTACCTTTTCCACGACGAGTTCTTTGTGCAACAGCGTTTGCATCTCTTTCTATCTGGAATAGAAGTCCTTTGAACTTCTCAACAGACCAACGACCATTACTGTCTGTGTCTAGGTCGAATGTTCCAGCAGTTGTTGTGTTTGCCTGAGCACCAGACTCAGCAACCTTGTAGATTGTACGAACAACTTCTCTGTTGATTTCAGCAAGTATTTCAGTAGAAAGAATGTTTGCTAACTCAGCCTCAGCGTTCAATCCGTGGATTGCCTTAAGGTCTTGAGCAAGTTCTAATGAATACTCAGCTTTTAGCGCACGAGATTTCGCAGTAACTGTTACTTTCTCGATTGAGAATGCCATCTCACGGAAGGCATTGTTGCCTGTACCGTCAAGAGCTTCAGCATCTCCTGTCACCATACCTTGACCAGTGGAGTATAGTGCCTGAGCAACGTCTCCAGATCCAAGTACGGATGGGTTAGTACCCTGTTGTGCGTCTGTACCGAAACCAGCGTTAGTAGATGTGAATCCAGCAGTTAGGTCTGTATTCTTATCTTGTCCAGAGAATGCAGAATCTACTTCGTTGTAGAATGTTTCTGTTCCAGACTGGTTGGTATAGCGTGAACGCATCGCAAAGATCAGACCAGTTGGCCCGTTCATTGGTTGTACGCCACAAATGTCGTATGCCAAAAGGTTAGGCATTGAACGACGGATTAAACTAATAAGTACTGGGTCAAAACCTGCAGTTGGGCCAGCAGCAGCTGCACCACCACTGAATCCACCAGAAGCACCAGCAGCATTACCTGAGTTGGTTGGTGATTCTAAAAGTTGACCTGGTGTACCGTTTGTATTAAATTCTCTTTCCTCTCTGAGGAATCTTTCTTGGTTCTCTAGCAGGACTGCAGTAGTCGCTTTACGATGAGGATCCTTGATTGAATCAAGTCCTTCATGTTCTAATAACGGCTTCCACTTTTCCTGCAACTGTTCTGAATTGAACATTTGCTTTACCTGTAAGTATTAAAGGAAGTTTAGTAATTGATTAATAATGTTGAATTCACTTCTTGACCGAGTTCAAGACACTCATGTATTGAGCCATTGCACCAGTGTATTCTTGTGCTTGTGCTTCTTCATTGAGTACTTGTTCTGAGGTCTCTTTCTGGACGCTCTGTCCGAAGTATGACTCCTTAAGAGTCTCCAGTTTTTCACGATATGATTCTTCACTTTCAAACTCAACACTTTCAGCGAGTGTTGTGAGCTTCTCTTTCTGACTTAAGGCAAGGCCTTCAGCCACTTGAGATACGATTCCGTCTGCAGTAGACTCAGCGAGTCTCTTGTTTAGTCCTACGTTTCTCTCAATTTGCTCATTGAGTTTGGTCTCCATTTCATCAAGTTTAGTGACCATATTCTCGACGACATCATATTTATCTTCAGGGATTGATACATAATGTTCTTCAAAAAGCTTTCTCATGCCACTGAGGAAGGATTCAGTCATCTCAGACTTTAATCCATGCTCAACAGCAAGTGCATTCTCCTTGAGCCATTCATCAGCTACGTACTCAAGGTAAGAATCAACTCTTTCTACGAGTTTAGATTTAACGGATTCGATCTCCTCGCTAATCTTCTCCTCGTTTTCTTTCTTAAGATCTTCTGCGATAGATGCAACACGTGAATTGATTGCAGCTTCAAAGATAGTTCTTGCTTTGTCTTGGAACTCTTCACTGAGTTCTTCTCCAGAGAACAATGCGGTCATATCTTCCTCAACATTGAGTTCAGGAGTTTCAACAACTGGTTCTTCAGTTACTGTCTCTTCTTCTGATACGACTTCTTTACTCTCATCTGGTTGTACTTCCTCAGGCTTAACGTCTCCACTCTTAACTGCAGACTTTGCACCTTTGTTCACAACGTCTTTAACTTGTGCAACTGTTGATGCTCCAGTTTTTAGTTTGGCTGAGTCATCATCAGGCTTATAGTTAGATGGGTCAGGCCCGCCAAGATCTTCATAGGATCCAGCACTGATAGAAGTATCTATCGGCATCCCAGATTTTGCGTTTGCGTTAACGGCAGTCTTGGATTGCACAGTGCCTACTTCCATTTCTTGTAAATCTTTTCCAACGGACATTGTTTTTGCTCTCCGATTTTACGGCTATATTAGATGTAATCTATACTTATTTAGAAAACTTTAAAATTAAAGATTTCCTAAGAAGTCTTGGAATAATCTTAGTTTATTTTCTTGAAGTTCACGTGAACTTGCAAGGGTGTTGATCTGTTTGTATGTCTTCTCTGCGAATTTTTCACGGAGAACACCACCATCCCAGATCCAATCCTTTCCTTCCATGATGCCATCGACAAAAGCATCAGGAGCTGAGGGGTCTGCAACTATATCAGCTGCGGTTGCTAACATGAAGTCTTCACCTACAACGTTAACACCTTCATTGTTCATACTAACTGAACCAACACCACGAGAAGAAACACCAAGTTTAACTCCTTCATCAAGAAGATTCTTGGCAATATTACCCATAGGTGTATTCAAAACTTTAGCACGACCAATAAAGTTAGATCCTTCCTGTCTTAAGGACATGATCTTATGTGAAACTCTATCGAGATTAACAGTAGGGCCATCAGGATGTCCCAATTCTCCTAATGCACGACCTTTACTAACAAAAGCTTCATTGTATCTAGCTACCTCTCTACCGAGAGTATTAGAAGGATACATTCTGCCATTACGATTTTTAATATCACCTTGAAGGAAAACACCCTCAATATAAAGGCTCTTTTTACCGTTGCGTTCCTCAACGATAACCTCTACATTTTCTATTTCTTCTCTGATAAGTTTCATTGTCTTTAATTTCCGTAAGCAACTTGTGTGACTAGGACACTTCCACCATTGGATGCAGCAGTAAGTGTATCTGTAGAATCTTTTTCCAGAATAACAGACTCTTTAGTATTGACAGTTATACTACCAATAGTTGTACCACCAGATGTTTTTCTGGTAATTAATAATGCTGCAGAATGATTGTTAAATAATCTCACTACAGTAGCTGTACCAACATTAGATGCAGAGGACAAATTTCCTTCAGCTGCTAATACTTTAATCCTCATTTTCTGGTTCCTCTTCTTGGGCTACAGTTGGTTCTTCGGGTTCCATTTCATCGCTTTTGAACAGATCTGCAACAGCTGCAGGCCTTTCACCTTCAACCTTCTCTGCAGACTTTGCATATAGAAGATCTTTGATAGCATCAGTTATTTCATGTGCAGGAGCATCGTCCAACACTTTAGTAATCAATTGTTCAGAATCCACGATGATGTAAATATACTAAGTTTATTTATATTTCGCCGCCAGTTGGTGCTTTAGGAGCCTCTGGACTTTCCAAACTAGCCTGTTGTGCAGCGACTTCAGTAGCAGCTGCAGTTACCTCTAATTCCTGCATTTCTAATGGATCAACATATAATCCAGCTTCTATTTCTGCAGCAATTAACTTATCCTGCTCTACTATTTCATCATCAGTTTGATGTAATACCTCACGTCTTACATAATCCTGTGAGAAATATTTACCAATATATGGTTCTGCTTGTGATAAGTTATTCATTCTTTCTTGGAATAACTCACTATTCTTAAGTTCAGTGAAATGATTATCGTAAATATAATCAAACTGAATATGTTCAGCCATTGTACTCCAGTCTTCTGGAGTAACTACATTCTTAAGAAGTAGTTGTGTCTTTAACATATCAAGGAACATATTTGAGAATCTCTTCCTCAAACGTCCAACAAACTTATTAAATCTAAGTTCATCTCTTAAGATCTCAGAAGATCTACCCATATTAAATCCAGAGTCACCACTTAAACGAGTCTCAGGAACACCCAAAGCCTTGTATAATTTCTTCTGGAAATAATTGATATCAGTAATTTCACCAAGATTTTGTCCACCAGGAAGTGTTGTAATCTCAGTTCCTCTACCTCCTTCACGTCTAGGAAGCCAGAAATCTTCTAGCATAGACATGAATTTCTTATCATCACGAACTTCACCAGTGTTAGCATCGTATACTAACTTGGATCTATAACGACCCATTACTTCTCTAAGATATTGTTCTGCCTTAACTTTAGGAAGATTACCAACATCAATATAGAAGATTCTTCTTTCTGGGGCACGGGATAATCTATAGATAACAAGACTATCTTCAATCATTCTAAGTTGATTGAGAGCCTTAATACCTTTATGTAACCATGATAATGTAATATGTTTATTACGATCTACAAGTCCTGAAGTACAATATGTAACTGCATCTTTTGCAATTTTAATTGAACCTTGAGTTCCATTAGTTGGAGTATAGTTTTTATTACTGCCTGCAGTAGGATTATATTCAAAATATTCTTCTAATTCTGGACTACCGAGTGGTTTATCACTCTGGATATTAACTAAATTTGGATCTTTCTTCTTCTGTTGACGTACATATTTAATTTTTAAAGCATCAACATATCTTAATTCTTGTATTCCTGCATGGGGATCTTTAAGATCAATTACCTTATGATAATATAATCTCCCATCAATATACCAGTTACGGAATATTTCATGGGATTTTGAATCAAAATCTAATAGGTCTTTTACATATTTAAACTCATCACGGATGATTTTTTTAATATTATCACCAGCTGGTAGATTTGATAAATCAATTTCTACTGGAGTATCGTTTAAATCAGAAACTATAGCTTCATTTACAATATCTTCAATCGCTTCATCACACTCTGGATGAAGCGACATTTCTCTATACCTTTTGATCAAATCATATTCATTTCTGAATACACCTTCAATATCAACATACTGCCCATAAAACCCACTACTTACAAAGTAGTCGGATTTATCCGCTTCATTTTGCGGCACAGGAGACATTGCCCCCTGTGGCAGATTATTATTGTCAGCCCCCGCTATGGAGAAACCGAATAATTTAGCCATTTATCAGAAATTTTCTATATGTTCTATTTATCAGCCTATAACTACGTTATTATTTTCATCCATAGCTTCCCACCACTGAACCTGCATTTCTACAGAGAATTCTTCAATAACATTGTTACTATCGTAAGAAAGATCAATTGAAGAAACGTTTGTTGGGAATATACCGTGGAAATGATATGATCTAAGAATCGGAATACTATCTGAAGACGTAGCAGGTGAATTAGTAGGCCCTGATATAGGAGCTCTTCCTAATTGATAAACATAAGCTTCCTGTTGATAAACTGTTGGATCAACCACACCAGCATTATCGGAAACTTTATTAATCATGTTCATCCACTTTTCCATAGCATCTCTGATAATAAAATTACTATCATTGATAACTGTTACAGTCCAAGTATCAAAACTTCTTTCTCCTGCAATTTTTAACTCCCTTCCTCTAAAAGGAACGGCGATAGGAGTTACAATTGACGCAGGTAAATTAGCACCTTTAACCAAAAAACGTAATCTATCAGATACATCATTTGGATCAATAGCTAATTCTGGGAAATTAATTTCGACCTCGAAAAAATTAGGGCGAACGCCACCACCAAGTAATTTACTTTTAAAAGTATCTAGGGTTCTCGCATTAGCCCCTTTATTCGGGATTAGCTGAGGCATTTTCTTTTTCTCCTGGGGTTATTAAGTGATGGTTAATGGTTAGACTGTACCGACCACTTCCTCGAAACTAATACCTGTACGTGTTGCAACGAAGGTTAGTCCGATGAAGTTGATAGAACGTGCTGGTTTAATGAATATGTCAGCACGGAATTCATTTGCGTCGATTATATCGGCGGTGTTGTTTGATTCATCACAAACTACTAAGAAGTCTGTGATACCTCTCTTCGCTTGAATATCACGAAGATATGGTTCAACTATATTTACGAAGTTTGCTCTTGTAATATCATCGTTGAACTCGAAGAGTTGTGCCCTTGCTGCTCTTTCTATTGCAGTTTCTATAGTTAAGAATAAACGGCGAACGTTGATTCTATCAAATGCAGAAGTATATGAAAGTGCAGTTTTATCACCAAAGAGGATTACTCCTTGACCAGGGAAAGCAACAACTGGGTTAACTCTCTTGGTATATAGAAGATCTCTTTGTGCTTGAGATGGGTTGTATGCAAGTTTAATTGCATTATTTACAACACCTCTATCCGCACCAGCAGGTGAGAACCAAGGATAAGAATTTTGAGATGTTCTTGCCATCATTCCAGCAACGTCAGCATTACATGGAATATAACGGAATTTATTATTGAAACGATCAAATATGTACTTGTAACCAGAGTCTATAACACCATATGATGATGAAGACATCTGACCAGTTGTCTTAAGTATGTTAGTTGTCTGAGTATCACTATTAGAAATAGGTACTGGTGCATTACCAGCTCCACTCAATACATCAGATTTTGATGGAGAAACAACTGCAATACAATCTTTTCTATCACCTGCAATAGAGATTAACTTATTAGCCTTACCAACAGTCTCATCTCTACTTCCCAAGCCTGGGCCCATGATAAGATAGTTAATTGGATATTCTCTTACATTTGCAAACTGATTATATCCAGAAATTATATCACCTAGAGTTGTAGGATATGTTGGTGCAGTATAAGTACCACCATAATCTTTACCACCTTCTAGTGAGAAGGTTGAAACTCCAATTCCAGTAAAGTTAACTCCTTGAGTAACTTGACCCCATGAACCAGCAGCAATATTACCAGCATTATTTGCACCCGTTAATGGAGTACCATTTGGATTAACACCAGCAAAGATATACTCTGAATTATTTGCTATAAAATCCTTCCAGTAAATTGGAGCATTAAATTGTTTTGCATCTTCAGCTTTAGAAAGACTTAACCATGATTCTAGTATTTGACCAGAAGTTCCTGATTCTTTTCCACTATCATCAACAACTACAACATGTAATTCATCAAATCTAGAATTTCTAGCGTTTGAATATGCAGAAGTTTGTGGTTTTTGTGCAACACTACTCCAATAAACAGTAGCATTATCAAGTTGTAATGTTTGTGACTCATACCAGTCTGCAACTGAACTAGGAGTTAATGCTGAATTGGTAGTAACTGCACTTACAGTCATCCATTCTCTTGCAGTTCCAACACCAGCAATTCCAATAACATCTCCAGCATCAATTCCAGTAGATGCAACAATCTGAACGTTAGTATCAGATGCACCACTGTTATTTGCAGCAACTGTTGTTACTTGACCACCATGATTGAAAACTGTTATTACACTTCCATCATTATGAGCTGTTGCAGTTGTTCCATCAATACCTCTAGTTGTAAGACCAACAGCATTACCAGAGATGTTTCCAACTCCCATCAATTCTGATCCAATCAATAATACTGACTGGTTTGCAGTAATACCACTTACATTTGCAACGTTAACTGAGTTAGCACTAACACTTAATGCAGTACCACCAGCGTTATCAACTGTAGTTGCTGCTGACTTATTCAATAGTTTTATATTTTCACCTGTAGTAAGAGTACCTTGGTTTGTTCCAGCGGTAGTTCTAGAAACTGTTACCGATGTACTAGCAGCACCAGTTGCACCTGCGATGTTACATTCTGAAGTTGTTTTAAATTCGTATGCACCATCTTTTGCATAATCTACAGGAATAACACTTCCACCAACTGCAACTCTACTAACAACCTTAACATCAATGTTACCAGTACCAACTTTAGTAACAGTACCACTAAGATGTCCATCAAGTGTTACTGATGTACCAATTCCACCAACTGTAGTTCCACCTGCAAATGACTGAGTAATACCAGCACCAACTACAATACCTGCAGTATTAATACCAGAAAGTGTTTGGTCTGTCTGAGCATCTATTATACAAACTTTTAATCCATTTGCCCAAGTACCAGGATTCTTTGCGGCGTAATACCAAGTAGTTCCTGAAGCATAAGAATTGAAATAATCGTCGGTATTCTTAATCTTTAAACTTGTCAATGATGATGCTGCACCAGTTGCAACAGCAGCATTTGCATTATTAAGACTTGTACCGTCTGTTCTTACTACTCGCAATTGACCACCATATGAAAGATATGATGCTGCGGATAACCAATATTCATATTGGGAACTAGTCTCTTGGGGTTCACCAAAAGTATCTACTAGATCCTTTTCACCTTCTATTAATTGTGGATCTTCGACAGGCCCTTTAACAAAAGGCCCAGCAATTGCACCAGTCTGGTCGCTTACACCAGTAATTCCACCCCGTGTGAGATCAACTTCTTTTACTTTAATCCCTGGAGATACTAAGCCTAAACCAGCCATCTGTTTCCTCTGCGAGTCAGTATTTTATCTAAATTTATTTATTATTTGCTTCACTTACAAATGGGGAAACAATACATGAACATCACCAATCTGGATATACCCAATTAGATCTAGACTTATTTCTTGATTCTTTTATTCTTTTTATAGTGCATGTTTTACATTCATATGAATATGAAGAAGCTGCAGCTTTTCTATTTTTTCTAGTTAAATAAAATCCCTCTATAAGATTCTTTTGTTCTCCACATACTCTACATTTTCTTTCTTGTAGAAATAAATGTTCTAATTCAAATTGATCATCCAAGTCCATTAATAATATTCCCACATATAACTCATATCACCATATGTGGAATTTATATCTTCTGTATCAGCCTTAGTCCATCTATCTCCTTCATCATCTACAAATTCATCTTCATCTAATGCAGTAGATATAAAACCAAATGGTGCCATATCTTGTTCTATCTGATCTCTTTGATCTTCATATAATTTCTTTCTTACATCCTGATCTGTTAATTCTTTGAAATATTCTTGATCAACCATCCATGCATATATTACTAAACACATAGCAAGGTCATCATTACACCCTTCCTCAGCCTCAAACGAATTTCTTTTTTGAATGAATGTAGTTAACTCACTGATAATATCATAGTCCTTAAATAAAACCTTATCAGACTCAATCATAGTCTTAAGGTTGGAACATCCAAGAGCTTTGACTGCCTTAGACATCTTAACTCCAAGTTGTGTTTTCTTACCTGAGAATCCTTGACCTACTATTTGACCAGCACGTCCTCTCATAGAACATTGAAGTAGATTTGGATACTCAAGATCATAGTTAAGAATAGCTGCAACCTGATCTCCAATATCGTTTACTTCACAGAGAACCCATGACTTATTATAAGCTCTTACCGCATCATGAATGATAGATGGGAATAACATAGGTTTAATTTGATTATTCTTATATTTTGCAACTACCTGATGGGGATAAGTGGTAATGTCTACAATTATAAATGCAGAATAATCACCTTCCATACCTCTTGCAACGTCCACCGTACACATATACTCATGATCTTTTATTGGTTCTGCATATACATCTAAACCATTACTAGATTTAAGTGGGTTATCATATACTAATGCTCTTAATTTAGCTGGATTGATTAAAGTATCAACTGATCCTAAGAACTCACATTCAAACTCAACTTTAAATTGTTGTTCTGAAGTGTTCGCAATAGTTTGTTGTCTCCACTTCTCATCCCTACCTGGAACTTCTGACCAATGAACTGATGTAGGAACATATTCATTTTGTTTTCTTTCTGCATCATGCCACATACGGTAGAAATGATTCATACCATGTGGCGTTGAAACCATTATTACTTTTGTACTTTTACCAGAAGTAATAGTAGGGTAAACACTAGCAAAGAAAGAGTCAGCGATGTGATTGGGAACAAAAGCAAATTCATCCAAGAAAAGGATATTGAAAGACATACCCCTAACAGCACTAGCAGAGGTAGACGCAGCCAAGATTTTCGATCCATTTTCTAACTCCAGTGAACCTCTATTCCAAGATATAACACCTTGTTGCATCCATTTAGGTAAGTTCTCATATGCAAGTTGCAATCTACCCAAAAGTTCTCTTGCAGTTGCAGCCTTGTTTGCAAGAATACCTACATTAACACTATCATTAAAAACAACATAATGAAGAAGATAAGCTACAGAAGTTGTAGACTTACCAGTCTGTCGTGGCATCATACAGATATTGAATCTGTTATCATGAAACCTTTTAATTAATTTCTCTTGAAATTCATAAGGTTCAAAAGGAACCAAACCTCTATCGAGAGAAACAATCTGAATATAATTTTTTGCAAAGTAAACTGGATCATCCTTACATTTAATAAATTCACTAATTTGATCAGCAGTAAATTCAACTGCAGTATTAGCTTTTTTTAAATTAGGATTACCTAGATACTGTTCTGCTGCTGATGACATTATTCAATTAAAGTTCCAAATGATCTACGTATCTCACGTAGTGTTTCAAAGTCTTTTTGTTTTGTACCTCCATCATATGCCCAAGCATATCCTTCAGTAATCATCTGTTCATTTAAGGAAACAGTATCCTCGTTAATATACAACCAACCAAGAAGCCTGCCATACTTCCCCATGCCACCCACAAGTTCTGTTCTAATAGTGAGTTCATCTCCATCTCCTGCAATAGTATCTTCAAGTTTTTTCTTTAACCAATTAGTAGCATCTATTCCCAGTGCCTTCTCTTCCAAGTCTCTTGTTCTTTTCTCTGGCGTATCAACTCCTGCAACTCTAACTCTTTCTTTCTTGAATAAATCAAACCCAAGATCAATGGTGACATC